TTTAGATAATTAGCTATAGCATCTAACATCTCTACTATATCCTTGTTTTCCATAATACACACCTCTTCTATCTTTATGAAAATATTATAACACAAATATCTACTTTGGAATATAGTTATTTTGAAATTAAGTCAAATTGCAAATAGTTAAAATTTTTGCTACTTTCTTCTAAAATAGTTATATTAGAAGGAGGTGATTGCAATGATACAAATAAGAGTAAACGAACTATTAAAAAAACAAAAGAAATCAAAGTATTGGTTTGTAAAAAATATGGAAGGAGGTTATCAATCACTTAGTAGGATGATGAATAATGAAACAAATAGTATTCGCTTTGATACTCTAGAAAAAATGTGTGATTTGTTTGATTGTGAAATCGGAGAAATTATAGTTAGAAAGAAAGGAAAGAAGAAAAAATGAGTAAACTTATTAAACAATATGAAGAACTAAAGAAAAAAGATTCAGATAAAATTTATATTTTTCCAGTTGGTATCTTTTATAATATATTAAATGAAGATGCAAGAATAGTTTCAAATGCTATTGGTCTGAAACTTACAAATTTAAGCCCTGAAATAATAAAGTGTGGTTTTCCTATCTCCCAAAAAGAAAAATACTCTTTATTATTAAATAATAATAATATTGCATTTGAATTTGTTACTCCTACACCTTCGGATCAAAATACTTCTTATATAAATATTATTAAAAAAATACAAAATATTGATTTGAATAATACCACTTGTAAAGAAGCATTCGATATACTCTATAATATACAACAAAAATTAAATAATATGCAATAGTGAAGAAAAATTAAAAAAAACCGCAAAAAATCGAGGCACGAGGTTTCGATTTAAGCGGTTTTTTTAGACTAGGTAAACAAGTTATATACCTAAATTATTTCAATTTTTGGTTAACTATTTTTTGAACTGAATTATAATCATATCCAGCTGCAGTTAATCTATTTTTTCTGTCGTCACCATTTCCCCATTTTCCTGCAATTACTTCATTTGCAATTTGCTCATTTGATTTTTTATTTGATACAGTTGGTTTTGCACCTAATTTTTGGTTTACGATAGATTGGATTGTGTTATAGTCGTATCCTGCTGCAGTTAATTTGCTCTTGCGATCTTCTCCATTTCCCCAAGCTCCATTTATTACTTCTTGTGCAATAGTTTCATTAGATTTTTTACTTGGTTTTGGTGCTGAAGTTGATCCACTTAATTTTTGATTTACAATACTTTGAATAGCATTTCCATCATAACCTGCTTGTGCTAATCTATTGAATCTATCAGATCCATTTCCCCATTTTCCTGCAATTACTTCATCAGCAATTTGCTCATTTGACTTTTTAGATGCTACTGTTGTAGATGCAGATGATGTTTCTTTTCCATCTAATATTGCATTAACTGTATTAGCTAGTTCTTGGAATTTACTTTGTAGATAAGTACCAGGACAAGTTGTATTTGCAAACATATTGTGTCTTGTTAATGAACCATTTGGTGTCCCATCATATACTAATCTAAAGTTATATCTTGTACAAACATCGACTGCTAATTTTACTAAAGAATTCCAAGCAGCATCAGATATCCTCCATTGTCCACCAACTTCACAGTTTGAAACCTCAACAGTAATGGCTTGGTTGTCGTTACTTCTTGAACTTGATGTATAAGCTCTATCTTCTTCATATACATTACATACTATATCTCCTTCATTTCCTATGCAGTAGTTAGCTGATGCATATCTATTTGACTTTTGAAAAATATTAACTGCACATTGTTTTCCTGTTAAAATTCCTGCCATAATATGTGGAGTAAATTTACAAATTTTATATCCACTTCTTCCTTTTTGATAATTATTAGAATGAGCAATATAAGCACCTTGTGCTAATTTTGACATTGTTCCCATATTATTCACCTTTTTCCTTTCCGTTTGATAATTCTTCTTCCATTTCTGGAGTTAAAATAACATCTTTTTCGTTTTCTTCCATTTTGAAAACCTCCTCATAAAAAAATTAATACTGGAAGATATTTTTATTTTCTTCCAGTATTTTATAAATGTTTTATTCTTTATTAGTTTTTGTAAGATCATAAGTTCCACCAGATGCCATTGCACCAATAATACAATAAATTATTGAAGTTAATAGATCCGCTTCTGTAACTTTTAACATATAACAAATCATTCCTGCTATCATACCTATGATTGCATTTTGAATAGGTATATATTTGCTCTCTATCCAGTTAAATTTCTTTGCAATAATACCAAATATATATGTAACAATTCCTGCTACAACAGCCATTATCATTTCACTAGTTAATACCATATATTTTACCTCCCTTCTATATTTTTTTATATTCTTCTTTTATGTACTCAAATTCACTATCAAGATATCCATTGTGTAAATCTAATTCATTGATTATTTCCTCATATTTATCATGGAATACAAATATTGTTTCAAATTCTTGCCTTGTCTTTTTTATTCCGATTTCTTAAATCTCCAGCAAAATTCAAAATTTGAAATCTTAAATAGTCTTTTTCATTATTATCAATTTTATTAGATACTTTTTTTATCTCTGATTTGAATTCTTCTTTAATTTCTGTAAATTTGTTTACTTTTTTATTAGTATTTCTTGATATAAAAGCAACAATAATCATTGCAAGTGCTCCAATAATTTCACATATTATTGTTACCAATATGTTCCCCTCCTCTCTTGTAATTTTTTATAAAAACGCAAAAAAACAGCGCTCTAAAATGCATTTTAAGGCGCTTTATTTTTTCATTAATATACTTTCATTACTTGATTTTTGGAGATTAAGGTGTTTCGGTGTATTCTTCTCCAGTTATTTCTTTATACTCTTCTTGTGTTATCCATTTTCCAACAGCATTATATACTCTTGCTTGATTCCAAACTCCAGTATCATAATATTTTTTGACTTTTTCATAATTTTTACTCATAATTACATTTCCTCCTCCATATCAATATCAGACATCATTGCTATATATTCTATGTCAGATTGCATTTTCAATTTGTCTAGCTCTTCTTGTGGTATTTCTCTTAATACGAAATAATATCCATCTTCATAATGAGCAATTTGGACTAATTCCATATTATTACATTCTTGCTTGAAGTCTTTTCCTTCAACAGTTACCTTTGATAATTTTCCTCTAAAATCATCTTCAGTTATTTTTGCTTCTGATATAAAATTATTACCATTTAGTCCAAGGTTTTCAAGTTTTGTTCCATCAGATAGCGTAATTTTCCATGATTTTTCCATTTTGGTACCTCCTTAAATAAATCATAATATAATTGAGACATATTTGTTATTTGTTGTTGAGACATATTCTTATAATTTGATGCCATCCAACCTTTGAAAATATTCTCTATTTCTTTATAAGTTAGCCTATTATTATCTAATAGCCTTCTATATGCTTTTAATTTTCTTCGTTGTCTAGTTATTGCTTTTGGATTTATTCTTCTAATAATCCTACCTGTTTCTGTTAGCGAATATTTTAATTGTAAAAATTTAAATGTTTGTGATAGCTTTGCTATATGTGTTTTTTTAGGATTTATTATCAATTCCAATTTATCTGCAATTTTTAACACTCCTTCTAACACTTCATTTAAGAATTCTTTACTTTCATGAATGATATAACTATCATCTGTATATCTTCCATAATACTTACATCCCTTAACAATTTTTATATAATTATCAATTCTACTTGGATATGCAATTCCGATGTTTTGACTTGGCTGTGATCCTATATTGATTCCTCTATCTTTATTAGATTCAATGCTAAAAACTTGAAATATATTCTGTAGGATCCACATTGTCATTGCTCTTTCTTCATTATTCACATTTCTTAACAAATTGTTCATAACTAGTAAGCATTTTTTATATGGAATGCTTGCATAATATCCACTAAAATCCATTAGAAGAATATATCCATCATTACTTTTATGTTCTCTATAATATTTATGCAAGTGTGCTTCTAGTCTTTTTCTACTAAATGCTACACCTTTATTTTTTTGACTAGCTCCATTATCGTGTATTAAAAAAGGAGAAATTGCTGGGCTTAACACTTCATCACAAAGTAAATGATTAACTGTCTTGTCAACCATTATATTTGTTGTAATATTTCTTTTCTTGCCTCGCTCTTTTATTACAAACTTTGTTCCGCTTTGTTGGTCTGTATGTTTTTTCAACCATTGCTTTTTGAATTTGTGCAGTTTCTAATAACTGATTCATTTCAAAAAGCTGCGCCTTGTATTTAAATGGAGCACCAGCAATTGCTTTTTTCCCAGCATTATAAATTAGATTAGCATCATAAAATTTATTCATAAAAATCACTTTTATAGCAGTAATAGTCGTAACTAACTGCATAATGATTAGCATTTATCAATCGATTCTTTTACCGAATTGAAGGGACAACCTTTCCTTTCCCTTTCCCATACTATTACCAAATGGAAACTTAGTCCATATAAAAATTTGTATAGTAGTGAAATCTGGACGCACACCGTTAGAGTTGGACGCACTGTTGTTGTTGGCATTACCGTTGTTGTTGACATTAGCGAAATTAGATGCAGAAACGACATATAAAGATTACCCCAATTATATTTTATTGTTTTATATCTTTTAGAAATCTATTGTCAGTTTGTCTGAGTTTTTTTATCATATTAAATTCTTTTTGAACTTCTATAACTAAAGAAGTGAATCTATTTAGATCAGCATATAAACATTCTCCTGCATATTGCAGTTCATCTTGAAGAACATTACAACAACTCATTGCTTTATCTAGTTCTAGTCGTCTTTCTTCAAATTCAGACATATATGTTGGAAATATTGTATTTGCTATTCTTAAATGTTCATTTATTTCACAGGCAGAATTTATAACTTTATCTGTTATTCTTAATATTTGATTATTAAAATACTGATATATTCTCTTTTTAGCTTTTTCTTTTAGCTTTTCATCTGTTATGTTTTTTGTGTTTTGTTCTACTACATCGTTAATTTTATTCAAATCAAAATAAAAGTTATTTTCTGCAAGTTTTGTTACTGCAGTTCTTATCTTATATGCATTATGAACTGTCTGTAATTTACTTTCACTTCTTTCGCTCTTTTTTATCTCTGACATTGCTAATCAAATTATCTCCTTTCCTTTATATTCCGCTAGGGACAAGCCCTAGCTTGATGTTCGATTATTTGATTAGGAAAGCTGGACGCACACCGCCAGAGTCGGACGCACTGGCGTAGCTGGCATAACCGTTGCCGTTGACACCAGCGAAATTAGATGCAGAAACGACATCTCTTAACCAGTACCAATAACGATCTCCCGCATCATTTCTTGCTACTGTTAAGTCAGGTTTTAATCTGAATAATGATAATTGTTGCTTGTCCATTGTATAATTATATGCAAGATTAGCACCATTTTGTATGTTATGGAATATATTACTACCATATACCATAATTTCATTCATTAATTCTATTGTGCTATCAAACCATCCACCAGCACTTTCATATCCATTTGTTACAGCATTTGCAAAAAGATTTTTATGTTGTACTATATGACTTGTTTCAAAATCATTTTGTATTACGGTTTTAAATGGTGCTAAATACTCTGTATACATTTTACTACCAACATAAGCACCAGTAGTAATATTAGTATCATTCATCTTAGCAGTTCCCATTATTCTTTCTGGAATCATTAAGATATGTGGTGTCTTGCATTCAGTATCTACCATATTTAATCGATAGTTAATATCTGCAACTAAATATTTTCTTTTACTTACCTTTCCTATTATATAATCGCCTATGAAGATATCATCAAATGTTTGATTTGCTATTTGTTCACTTAAAGTTCCATCATAAAATTTACTTGTTATATCTTTTCCTCTATATATGCCATTATGAGCACCTGCATTTTTAGGAATAATAGCATCTAGCAATTTATCAATTTGCACTTTTTTAGTCTCTCCATTTGCAGAATCAACAAATGGTAAAATATCTTCTTGTTTTAATTCTTGTGCTTCTACTAATTCTGTTATTTTCTTAATCATAATCTTTTCCTCCTATAAAATAACATATTTTTTAAATTTAAATAACTATTTTGCAATATAGTTGTCTTATAAACCAGCTACAATATATTCTCCATTTTCTGTTGCTAGTATTTCTCCAGCTTCTGTTGTTATTGGAGATATTGCTTCCATTACAAGATCTTTCAAATTATTGTGCTTAGCATTTAACTCGTCTATTTCAAGTTGTAAATTACCTGCAGCATCTTCTGACAATTGATTTTTCATCGATTCAAACCATGTTGTGAAATTTGTTTCCTCTTCTGTAAAGAAATCTGTCATCATTTTCTTAAAATTTGTAAAGAAAGCATCATGTTCCGCTTCTTGATCTTCATAATATTTCTGATATGCTGCATACCATTGAGCATATAATGTTGATGTATCAACTTGATAAATCAAACTTGTAACCCATGGACATTCACTACTTCCTCTGCAATCTGTAATTAAATCTTGTGTTATTTCTACACATGAAGGACTTATTACAATATCAGCTAATCTAAATTCTGCTATATCATCATCATTATTCAAAGTAGGATGTACTGGATTGCTTGAAGCTAATCCTTTTCTATACACAATGTTTCCTTTTCTTTCAGGTTGGCTTTTATCAACTTGTGCAATTATACTATCAATTCTTGTTAATACTTCTGAGTTTTGCGTTAAAGTTATCATCAAATCACTTGGATTTTCGAACCATTTGTCTCCTATGAATGCATAACCTGTAGATACAATTATATTCATTCCATCTCTTGCTGCAAAAATCTGTAAGTATGTTGATGGTTCTCCCTTTGGTGTTGCAAAAACTCCATTACTTATTATTTTTCTGTATGGTCTATTCATATCTTCTGCTGAATATTCCCTATCATGATTGATTGCATTAAAAAATCCTGCTTCTACTTCATATTTAACATCGTTTTCCATCTTTCGCCTCCTTATTTCATTATTCTACATTTTCAAAAGTTGGTTGCATACTGTAACCATTATTATCTTGATTTTCTAGTATTTCATTTATTCTTACTTTAATAGAAATTCCGTATTCATTAACAATGCTGACAATACTTCCTAAATTGTAATCCTGTTTATATATATAATTTACTCCAACTATAACTTCTCCAGCAAAAGAAGTAACAGATTTATGTTCTGACATTTTTTCGTGTCCTGTATTTTTTAAACTTTCAATATATACATTCCTACATAATTGGACATTTGTAATTTCTCCCTTATCATCTTTAGTGAGTATTGCAATATTTGCACCATTAACTTGATAATATATTACATTATTTATGACTTTTTCCTTACCATTTGGATAACTACTTACTAATTCATCGTAAGCAATTTCACTTGAAACATCACGAGCATCCACATACAATTCATGTCTATTAATTCCTTTTTCTGCACCAATACTTGTGACTACTCTCGCTACTCCTTCTCCTTCTCCAGCTATCAATGCAACATTCTTTATATTGCTATCATCTTTTGAATAATCTGTAGTTGAAATATTGTCATAATTTTCTGAGAAAGTAACATATTCACTTTTGTCCTCACCTTTATACAATGAAAAAATAAAGTTACCATCATCAACAGTAACTTTATATCCCCAACCATATTGTTTGCATAAATTTTGTATTTTATCTCCAACATAATCATAGGTCACTTGCTCTCTTATTTTTTCGGTAAATCCCACTTTATCATCAAGTATGAAATTTTTGATCTTTCTGTCTAGATTTGTTGGATTAATAATAGAATCAATAATTAATTTTCTAATATAATCTTCTACTAAACCATTAAAATTGGTTTGCTTTTCAACTATTCTTTGATTTAACATTTCTTTTACATCAATACCTGTAATAATAAACTGATTTCCGTTTTCCTCATCTGTTTTTATCTCGATTTTTTTAATTTCACAAACCATATCATCATCAGTACGAGAAATATACTTACATTCTTTTACTTTATTAAAATTATCTTCAGTAGCAGGAATAACTAATTCACAATCTCCAACTTCATTATATCGGTTTGCCCATATAATGTTCGAATATGTATCAATTATATGTTTTCTATTTAATTCTTCATCTAATAAACATACATCTTCCATATAATACTAAACTCCTAAATATACTTTATAATAATTAAAATGAATATCAACTAGCATATCATTTTCACCATCATCAGCTAAGAAACTAAAATTATTATCTCCAATTCCTAATTGAAAAAAAGTATATCCTTTCCTTACATAAGGAATTAAATTATATTCAACTGCATCTCTTGTAAGAATTGCTGATTTGTTTCCTCGATTACAATTAATTACTAATTTATCCTTTTTTCTAAACTCATAATCAATAATAAAGTTCTTTCCTGTATCAACATTACGGATTTCTAGTTTATTAACTGTTCCCATAAATAATACATCAATAATCAAACCAGTTTCACTCTCACTATCATTTATGACATTTGTTATCTTTTCAAGGTCAATAGTAGAAAATGCAATTGGTTCATTTTCATTTATAGAAAAAGGGAATGTAAACTTCTTTATGATTTTTGAAATACTTTGTACTATTGTTTTTATATCCTTAAAGTAAGGATCTGGACATAATATAGAAATTTGAGCTACTTCTTTTTGAACAAATCTTGGTACTTCAAGTGTCTTAACATATCCTTCAATATAAACATTTCTAAAATCATCTTTATAATAAATTTTGCACCATTCCTTATTTCTAAAGTGTTTATATAATGCTAATCTATTTTTTTGTATATCACCATTAATATAAACAGTAATAACTATTTCTCTATCAGGAATTCTTGAACTATTAAATGAAGATCCATCACCATTTGCATAACTTGATGTATTTATATTTGCATTTGGTGGATTTAATCCGCTTACATCTGTTACTTGGTAATTTTCTTCGTTATCTGTAAGTTCAAGAGTTGATCCTTTAGCATTCTCGACTTTTAAAGTAAACATTTCCTTTCCTCCTTCATTATGTTGATACTAAATTTAATAAATTTTTTGTTTGCCTATATAATTCTAATCTGGTCGGTTGTTTTGGAGCATTTATTACTTGAGTGAAATTATTAACATTTGAAGTTGTATTAGTTACATTATTAATACCAGATGTATTATTTTTCATTTGATCTTTCATTTCACTTGCTACTGCTTTAATCCAATGCTTATTTCTTTCAAGTGGAACTACCGCTTCAGCACCTGTTCCTTCTAGTAATCCAACTTCACCTCTTTTAAGCACACCACCTTTTTCAAGTCGAGGAAGATTAACTCTACTAAAGTTCCCTATACTAACTCCGAGGTATGTTATTAATTAAATTTATAGCACCATTAATCATATCAATTCCTTTATTAATAACATTTTCTATCATTCCTATAATTCCATTTATTCCTGCTTTTACTGCTCCACCTATTGCATCTCCTATTGTTGTTCCTAAACTTGAAAATTTGTCCTTGATTGTATTCCATAAACCACCAAAGAAATTGCCTATTCCACTAAATATACTTACTATATTATTCCAAGCTTCTTGAAATCTATCTCTAAACCATCCACCTATATTACTAAAAATACTTGTTACACTATTCCATGCTCCGTTGGAAGAATTGTCCTATTCCATTAAAAATACCTGTAATATTGTTCCATGCTTGTTGGAATATATTTTTGAACCAGTTTCCTACATTTGCAAAAATATTTTGTATTCCCTGCCATACTCCGTTGAAAGAACTGACCCAATTGTGCAGGTAATTGAGATAGTCCTTGGAATATTGCTACAATTATCTGTGGAATTGCCTTTAAAAGTTCTACGCATATTTGTGGAATTGCCATAACAAGTCCCATAAATAATTGAACTGCTCCATCAATTAAAGTTGGTAAATTTTCAATTAATACTTTTACTATTGTCATAACGATTGTTGGAATTTGAGGTACTAAGGCTTTTATAATTTGAGGAATCGCTTGTATAATTCCCATCAACAATTGAACTGCACCTTTAATAATAGCATCAATCCCTTTAATTAAACCTGTTACAATAGAATTTATTATTTTAGGTAAATTTTCGACTATGATTGGAATTATCTGTGGAATCGCATCAACAATTGCCATCAAAAGTTGTAAAGCTCCATCTATTAAAGCTGGTATTCCTTCAACCAATGCTTGAATTATACTATCTATAATCTGTGGTAATGCAGTATATAACGCTTTAACTATTTGTGGTATTGCTTGAATTATTGCCATAAAAAATTGTACTGCACCTTTAATTAACTGCGGAATTCCATCTACTAGTAGCTGTACTATTTTAGGTATCATATCAATTATTTGAACTAAAATTTCAGGTAGCATCTGTCCTATTCCTGTAAGGATACTTTCAATTAGTTGTATTCCAGCTTTTATTAGTAATGGTAACGAATTCAATAATCCTGATACTATTTGAGGAATTATATCTATAACTGTTTGAACTACTGTTGGTAATGCTTCAGTAATTCCCTCCAGTAATTTAAAAATCCCATCAACTATAACTGGTAATACTTTATTGATAAGATCTGCCATCTGTGGTACTAATTCATTCAATAGCGAAAGTACACTATCAACTACCAATGTTATTTTAGGTAGTAGATTCGCAAATACAGTTCCAATACTATCAATAAAGTTTTCCATTAGAACATCAAAATTAGCATTTTCATCAGCTATTCCTGTTATTAAATTAGTCCAAGCTGATTTCATTGATGAAATAGATCCTTGAATTGTTGTACTTGCTTCTTTTGCAGTAGTTCCTGTAATATCTAATTCTCCTTGAATTACATGAATTGCTTGATATACATCATTTAAATTTGATATATCATACTTGACACCAGAAATAGCAGTTGCATCTTTTAATAAACGCTCCATTTCTGTTTTTGTACCACCATAACCTAGTTTTAAATTATCAAGCATAGTGTAATTTTGCTTAGCGAAACCTTGATATGCATCTTGGATTCTTCCTATGTCTGTACCCATTTTATTTGCGTTGTCAGACATATCTGTAATTGCCATATCAGCAACGCTCGCAGCTTTATCTGTATCTCCACCTAAACTTTGTAATAAAGAAGCAGAGAAACTTGTAACTGTTTCCATATATTCATTTGCTGACATTCCTGCAGTTTTATATGCGTTATTTGCATACTCTTGAACCTTCTTACTACTGTCTTTGAATAGAGTATCAACACCACCTACTAGTTGTTCATATTCTGAATAGTTTGCAATAGCTGACTTTGTAATTGCTACTAGTCCTGCTGCTGCCATAGTAGCACCAGCAACTGCTGCAGTAGCTAGTCCTTTTGCTAAACCTTTCGCAAGATTACCTACTTTGCTTTCAGACTTTTCACTTTCGCTTCCAACATCTTTAATACCTTTTTGAGCTTCTCCACTAGCAATTCCAACCTCTTTTGAATTTTTTTCAACTTCATCTAACGCGGTTGAATACTGCCTCATTTCTTTTTCAGTTTTATTTACAGTTGCTTGTTGATTAAGAATTGTTACTTTTAATTTGTCTGCAGCATCTTTATTAGCAATTTGCTCTTTTTCAATATCATTTAATGCTTTTTCATATTTTTTATATTGTTCGGAGGTTTTAGAAACTCCTTGGCTTGATAATTGTTGAAGTTTTGATTTTAATTCATCAGCTCTTTTTCCATTTTCTTGTTCTGCTTTTTCAAGTTCTTTTAATTGTGATTTATAACTAGTAAGTTTTTTATTTTCTTCTACTAATACAGATCCTAATTGTTTCAATTTGGCATTCAAACCTTGGCTTGATTTTGTCCAGTCGTCCATCCCAGCACTCGCTGCCTTAAATTCTGCATTAGCAAGTTTTATATTTTTATTTGCTTCTGTTATACCTTTTTTTAAGTCGGATATATCGACTTTAAATTTGGTGGTTATATCCTCACCTTTTGCCATTTGTCTACCTCCTTTTCAATTAAAACCATGTATCACCAGCTGGTCTCCTGATTTTCTTAGGTTTCTTTTCTTTTTCGTTATAACTATTTAATCTTCTAACTAATAGAAAAACTTCATGAAATTTTTTCTGTCTAATATCAAATGGAGATAAACTTGGAAAACGATCACATATTGACATTTCCAATTCAAAAAATATTTGATAAAGGGTGATATCTCTATCACCCTCACTTATTTTTTTCCATTTGCACCTTTAGTCATTTGAGAAATTGAAAACTTAACAACTTCAACTAATGCGGTAGCAATCTCGGATACTTTTGTGTGCTTTAATTCATCGTCAGTTAAACCTTCAAACATTTCTTTCAAAAGTGGTTTAATTATATCCATACCTTTAATTACTACATTTCCTACTAATCTGATTATTTCGGCATCAGTTCCTGTTTCTAATTTATCTAAATTAATAAGATCAACTAAATCCTCAACTGTTCCAAACATCAAATCATAAGTTTCAGCAGTATAAGTTTTTATAACTTTTTTCTTTTCATAAATATTTAATTTTAATTCCATTTCTTTATCCTCCCTAAAATATAATTGTGGAGTAATTTACATACGAAAGGAACAATATGTAAAAGCGTGAATTCCCGTTGTCCTCCACGAAATAAAACACCTGCTTTATCCTGCAGGTGTTGTTGTTTTTGCTTTCAAATCATCTGGTGTTGTAACTTTATCAAAAAATCCTGTTACATCAGCTAGATCTTTTCCTAAATCAACATTGATTGCTTTTGCACCACTGTTTGTTTTAGTAAATTTGTGTGTTGTGTTAATTCCTGTATATGTAATTTCTTGACCATTTGCATCTGTTCCATCATTTTCTGTTGCATGAGTAGCTTCTGGAATGTTAAATGTTCCTTTGTATCTCCATACATAAATTTCATCACCATTAGTTTTTTTGGTCTTATAACCAATAGCAAAATATTTAGTTTTTCTTTCTCCTTCAATTAAAGTACCTGTTGCAGCATCATATTGTTGACCTGTGATTTTAGCTAAAACCTCTTGGTCTATTGCAGATACTGTACAAGTTACCTCATCTGCACCAGTTGAAGAAATTACTAATGCTGGCATATTATCATAATATTTGCTTTCATTTGAACTTTCAGTTGATTTTGAAAGTTCAGCTATACCTGCTATTGAAAATACTTCACCTGTCACATATCCTTCACCTTCGCCAGAGTTATTATTATCTTTTAATACCTCTGCTGCAACTAGTCCTTCAATTCCTCTGTATTCTACTACTTCGCCTAAATTTTTACTTAGTGACATATTAAATTCCTCCTTATTTTTCTATTTTCAAGACATTTATTCCTCGTCCTGTATGAGTTGGTTCATCGCTTGCGACATCGTGTCCCTTACCATGAACAATAAATCCATTTTGTTTTAATAGCTTCTTAGCTTCTAGTAATTTTGTATTTACTAGATTTGGATCACTTGAATAAAAATTCACATCGAAATCCCAAATATATGAATTTTCATTATTATCATAAATTTCGTTATCTAATGTAACATTGTTCCAAAATGTAAAAAAACTTTCTGGATATGGATCTTCTTTATTAAGTGTTCCTTGTTGAATTACTGGAAGATTAAACGATTCCAATATTTTAATTAGTTCATCTTTCATATTTATCCGTTTAACCTCCTTATTTCTTCATAAAATATATCTTCTTGTATCTGTTTTACTTTGCTTTCTAGTTTTTTACTTTTAGGACTAAGTGCATTATATAAATTTTGATCTTTTGGAATTTTAGGTGTTCCATACATCAACATAATTGATGCAATACCACCTTTTCTAATACTAAAACCAACTGGAACACTTGCTTGTGTTCCAGTCCATTTTACTTCTCCATCTGTATAAAGCGATTTTTCAGTTACTCCTGTATCTTTATGTGGTTTAATAGCTTGTAAAGCATCATTGGTGACTTGTCTATGACATTCTTTTAATGCTTTTTCAGCCGTAGCCTTTACATCACCTTCTAAATTTGTCAATCGTTTTATAACATCTTCAAATCCATTAAATTCAAACTTTAATTTTGTACTCATTTTAAGCACCACCTTTGACTCTTCGAACTTTGAATTTAAGAAATTGATTTCTCATACTTATATTCTCAGGTTCTCCTATAATGTCATAGGTTGCACCATCTTCTCTAGCAACTCTGCAGTTTCCTTTTATATCTGGTCTATACCAAGTTTCAATATTAGCAGTATCTTCAATTGAATAGACACCATTTACATCTCGCTCAGTTCCACCATATGTTTTGAAACTACCAAAAAATAAATTATTATCATCTTTTGATGCTTCTTCTACTGTTGGATAGATTGGTTTATTTACTCCGCTAATTGTTTTATAAGTTGGAACTAATAAAACAAGTGGAATTGGATTTGTTATATTTAATGTAAAACTACTCATTTTTTATCACCATCTTTATATGCTAACTGAGTAGCTCTTTGCCAGAAGTAATTTGACAAATCAGTTTTTTGAAAATATAAATCATCAATCCCTTTTGCAATTACTCCAGCTGATTTAACATCATTAACAATAGATGAAGGAATTCCTCCATCTATCATTAATTGTTTTATTTCATCTATCCATCCACTTATAGTTTCATCTTGAAACTTTCCTGTAACTCCTAAAAGTTTCTTTACTTGCTCTAGCATATCAATCACCTCCATTATTTTTTAGAGGCTGTTTTTCTTTTTGGCTTTTCCTCTTCTTGTTTATTGTCTACTATATGAGCTAAACCTCTTGCCACTAAATCATCAGCTCTTTCTTTTTCATCTGTTACTAATTCATCACCTTTTTTATAAAGAACTGTGCTATCATACTTATCTCGCATTTCTTCAGCATCAATAATTAATTTATATTTCATACTTTAGCACCCCTTTACCCTTGTGGTGTAGTTGATGTTGATTTCTTTAATAAATAGATGTATTTTGGATCTAAAATCTTACCATCATTTATTACTAAAGCTTTCTTTACATATTGATTTTTGTCATGATCGAAGTAATCAACAACTGTAAATTCCATATTACTATTAATTGCGTATGCTTCTTCTGGAACCCAATACATTCCAAAGAAATCTCCATCTGCAGCATCGTTAAAGTTTTTCAAAACATCTTCTTCAACAAATGCGACATTTTTTCCTTTGAATTTTGAAATCTCAGAACCATCAACTGGGTTGTATGTTTCGTTGTAAACTGGTCTATTGTTGTCATCTGCTAAAGTCTTGATGTTAGCTTCATAAGTATTTGAAGTCATAGCAAATTCAGGATTTAAACCTCTCATTGCTAATGGAATTTTAGCAAATAATTTTTCTTGCCATGTTTTCCAATTAGCCATTTCAGCAGCAGTAAACGAAATTATATTTGAAGCTGGTATTCTTGATCCGCTTGTTTTTTTAGCTTCTGTTAAAATACCAACACATTCATTATTAGAATCTTCTCCAATCATAATTTCTTTATCCATTGCTTTGACATAAGCTTTAACTATTACTTTTGCAAATTCCTCTTCAAATACTGCAACACTTAATACTGTTTGCAATAAAGTTCTAGCCATTCTAATTTCACCAATTTTATATGAGAATTCAACATAACCAGAAACTTCTCCAGCTTTTTGTCTATCACTTGTTGTAGTTTCAGTAATACGCTTAAATGTAGCACTAAAGCTTCCAACTGGATATTTAACACCACCTTGAAGATTTGTTTTTAATACTCTTGAATAAAGTTGTCCATATACTTTTTCAACATCTGTAATTATTTTTTGAATAATAGTGGTTGGAATTAACACTCCTAAATCACTAGAAGTTCCTGTAGCATCTGCTCTTGCTTCAAATTGAAGTACATCTCTATTGATTTCTCCTCTTTGAATGTAGTTCATGAATGCTTGTCTATATTCCATAGTTGCTCTTGTATCATCGCTATCTTCTGGTTCTTGACCTCTATTATTCATTCTTGCTTGTCCAACTACATTTAGTGTTGCATTTGGATCAAATCCATTTGCACTTCTTCCTTCACTTGCTCCGTTGTTGTTACTTCTGTTGTTTCCTTCTCCTTCGCCTTCTCCATCATCATTACCATCGTTGTTATCATTTTTTTCTAACTCTTTAAGTTGTTCTTCAGCTTCTGTGATTTCATCACGCAATGCTATTAATGTTTCTCCTATGCTTCTTACTTCTTCA